CCAATTACTGCTTTCAGTATAGCTTAAGTAACAAGTACGTGTAAACCCTTACCGGTGTGCAAGATTTTACCCGTTAATTATATTGTAACAGAAGGCTGAGTAAAACGCCAAAGAATATATACAAGCTGAAAAAGCTCAGCTATTCTGAGCTTTTGATAAAAGCGGTCTGTGCTTCAACGCTGCTCATATATCTTTACTTCGTACTGAATATAACCCTCATCGACCGAACAGCAGGAACGCAGCGTCATGTATTAAGACCTCTATGGGAAATGCGTTCGATGTTCCAAAGCGGTAGGTATACCTACTGGGCTGGGCAGATAGGTGGAAATCTCATCATGCTTTTCCCTCTCGGATTTCTTCTGCCGATAATGTCAGACAAATTCAAAAGCATACCGCTCACCACTATGACAGGCTTTGCATTCTCCGTCTGCATTGAGTTCACACAGTACTACACCGGCAGAGGACTTTTTGAATCAGACGACATTATCCACAATACTATCGGAGCGTTTGCCGGCTGCGTCGCATTCGCTATTGTCAATAACCGATTACTAACCAAAGAATATGATTCCAATCAATAATAATGATAAGTGCCGCATATGCGGCACTTATTTTTGTCTGTGGCAGGGCTATTTAAGCAATCCTAACCCATATTTTTGAAGAAGTCAGCTTATTATATTTAAACCTCTGCGCGGTTGCCGTACATTTTCTCATAGTAATTCTGGTACTCGCCGCTGATGATAGTCTCCCACCATTCGCGGTTCTCAAGATACCACTTTATCGTCTTCTTAATACCGTCCTCGAACTTAGTCTCGGGCAGCCAACCAAGCTCGTTATGTATCTTCGTCGGGTCGATTGCATAACGCATATCGTGTCCCTTACGGTCTTCAACGTGCGTGATAAGGCTCTCGGGTTTGCCGAGCTCCTTGCAGATGAGCTTGACGATGTCGATGTTCTTCATCTCATTGTGACCGCCGACATTGTAGACCTCTCCGACTTTACCCTTATGGATAATGAGGTCGATTGCGCGGCAATGATCTTCCACATAGAGCCAGTCGCGGACGTTTAGTCCTTCACCATAGACCGGGAGAGACTTGTCCGCAAGAGCGTTGGCTATCATAAGCGGGATAAGCTTCTCGGGAAAGTGATAAGGACCATAGTTATTTGAGCAACGGCTGATAGTCACAGGCAGACCGTAAGTCCTGTGGTAAGCCATAACGAGCAGGTCTGCGCCAGCCTTTGACGAGCTGTAAGGACTGCTTGTGTGGATAGGCGTAGTCTCCGTGAAGAACAGGTCGGGACGGTCGAGCGGAAGATCTCCGTAGACCTCGTCGGTCGAAACCTGATGATATCTCTGAATTCCATACTTGCGGCAAGCGTCCATAAGAACCTGTGTACCGAGGATGTTTGTCTGAAGGAATATCTCCGGGTTCTCAATTGAGCGGTCAACGTGGGACTCCGCTGCGAAATTGACGACGATGTCGGGCTTCTCCTCCTCAAAAAGCTTGTACACACCCTCGCGGTCACAGATATCGAGCTTCACAAAGCGGAAGTTCAGGTTGTCCATGACGGGAGCAAGTGTGCTGAGATTGCCCGCATAGGTAAGTTTATCCAGACAGATTATCCTGTAATCCGGATACGTATTGAGCATATGGAATACAAAATTCGAGCCGATGAAGCCGGCTCCGCCAGTCACAATAATAGTCATATTTTTCACCTTACTATCGTATATATGCGTCCTTCTGCTACTGTTCTCAAATGCTGACCATACGCTGATTTACCGTACTTTTCAGCCGAAGCAAGAAGAGCTTCTTTTCCTATCCAGCCGTATCTGAAGGCAATTTCCTCCGGTGCAGATATTTTTACTCCCTGACGTTTTTCGATAATTCTCACATAATCCGAAGCATCTGCAAGACTGTCAACAGTTCCGGTATCAAGCCATGCAAAGCCTCGTCCGAGCAGTTCTGCTTTGAGAAATCCCTCCTGCAAATACATATCGTTCAAGGTAGTTATTTCCAGTTCACCGCGGGCAGAGGGCTGTACCTTTTGGGCTTTCTCCGCAACGCCTGCCGGATAAAAATAAAGTCCTGTTATCGCATAATTCGACTTAGGAGCTTTTGGCTTCTCTTCAACGGAAAGCACCTTGCCTTCCTCGTCAAACTCCACTATGCCAAAGCGCTCCGGATCAGGGACATAATATCCGAAAACTGTCGCAGTTCCATTCTGGGCGCGGTCAGCAGCTTTCTTCAAAATACGCGAAAAACCGTTTCCGTAGAAAATATTGTCACCAAGTATCATCGCACAGGCGTCATCACCTATGAACTCTTCACCAAGTATGAACGCCTGAGCAAGTCCGTCCGGACTGGGCTGTACTTTGTAGCTGAGTTCTATACCATACCTTGAACCGTCGCCAAGCAGCCTCTCGAAATTTGGAAGATCGGTAGGCGTTGAGATAATGAGTATATCCTTAATTCCCGCAAGCATAAGAGTTGACAGCGGATAGTATATCATCGGTTTATCATACACGGGAAGCAGTTGCTTTGACGTGACCATTGTCAAAGGATAAAGTCTTGTGCCGGAACCGCCGGCGAGAATAATTCCTTTCATTGATAATCTCCTAATACTACATTCAGAAACGTTCCTGAACATATACCTTATTTTATACCATTATATCATTTTGGCGTCTGAAATGCAATAGAAATCTCACATCATCTGCTCTGAATATATCGAACTTGAACAATTTCGGTCTGCTACACAAGTTACGAAGCAAAAGACTATTTACATCCCTTCTTACTTATGTACAACATAGATACCGTAATAAACTTCAATACCCTGTTAATATAAAAACCCCTAACGCTAAACTCGCCAAGATCATCATTTCACAACTTGGCGGTCCTGACGGTGAGCTTGCAGCGTCACTGAGGTATCTTAATCAGCGTTATGCTATGCCGTATGCTGAGGTGAAAGGTCTGCTTACTGATATAGGAACTGAAGAATACGCTCATTAATGATATAGTTTATCTTATACAAGTATACGAACTATAAAGAATTCCCTCCGAGGACTGAACCTCAGAGGGGGATTTTTGTGCTATTTGAGCCACATATCACAAAGCGCCCTAAACATAGCGTTTGTTGTGCGTGAACCTATAATGCCGTCGGCAGGACCACAGTCGTAGCCGCGTGCGATGAGTGCAAGTTGGAGATCCTTAACGTCAGCGGAGTTGTCCGGGCTGAACGTGCGCTTTGAGGGACTTCCGAAGCCGTTGTCTCCTGCGTCCCTGATTATTTGCGGATAATCGAGGTAACACTCATCGACATCAGTATCGCCGGATATGCCTGCAACACGTCCCTTGCCTGACTGCCACATACCGTAGTCGCCGCTGTACGCCGGCTTATCGACATCGTAGTTGGCAACCCATATCGTGAAGCGTTTCTTGATATAGTCAGTCGTGTAGTTAGTCAGGAAGTATGAGGACATATACAGTCCGGCATAGTAGCCTGCATTTTCGAGTTCTGTAAGGAATGCGTTGATGATCGCGCTGACCTTTTCGCGTCCAAGAGCAAACACCTTCTGTTCCTCGACATCAAAGTAGATAGGATACTCGAACTGCTTGCCCTTGAGTATCTCGATGCAGACAGCAGCTTCACGGCGAGCTTCATCCTCGCTCATCGCGTAGCTGTACCAGTATGCGCCGCAGGGAATTCCAGCCGATTTTGCACCGGCATAATTCCTCTCGAACTTCTTATCCTTCTGGGATGCTTCCCTGCCGTATCCGGCACGAATTATCACGAAATCTGTGTTGACAGCAGACCAGTCAATGTCTCCCTGCCACTCAGAAACGTCGATACCATTTTTAGTCATTTTTATTTTCCTCCTTCTTGTTGGATTTTGTTGCTTGCGTACCAAAATAGAAACCGATCACCATTACATAAACAGACATAAATATCTGCGGATCTATTTTGCCGCATACTGCAAGATATGTAAACGCGCCGGTCAGCGTGAATGTGACCAGCGTTTTCACATCAATTAACTTAGCAATGCGTTCTCTGATCTTCATGCTCTAAGTTCTCCAATCTGTGGTTGATGACCTTGATCTGCTCCTCGACTACCGGCAGGCGCTGCGCGAAGTGATTGTGCTCCGCGACACGGTTTTCAAGCTGCTGCAAGCGGTAGTTAGTAAGCTTCGAGCTGACGAGAATGCCGCCGAGAGAGCCGCCAAGAGTGCCGATAAGTGAAATCATTGCTACAACAACGTTTGTGTCCATTACTCTCCACCTCCTTATGTTGCAGCCTGCAAAGCCTTTACCATTTCGTAAAGCTCTTGATAGGAAGGTCTATATGGCTGATATTCATGCGAGGTGTCCCATGCTGCTTTGGTGCAGAGCATTGGATATGTTTTTCCTGTTTCGTTGCTTGCGGCTACACGTATGGCTATTGCGACCTTATCACCGCTATTTATCTCAAACTCTCTTGCTGTAGCAAATGCGTGATAGTATCGCCTATTAGGACTGCTCGAACCATTGATGTATACAGATACAGAAACATTAGTTGTACTTGCTAAACCACCAGATATATAGTATTTACCTACTGGAATTTCTACCATTCCAGTCTCTTGATCGGTAGACGTACCAAGCAACATATATGTTACGGTACTATTCGTAATACCAGAAACATCTACTGTGCCGTCTGTATTTGCAGTAAAAGTGATGCTACCAACGCTCTTGGTTTCTGGCGTAATATTTATTAAATTCTTCGCTCCCCCGTCCACAAGCTCCACAAGAGCCGCTCTGTCCTTGGCTTCAAGTTCAGTAGTGCTATCGTATTGTGCGACTTTTTCGCTGTCAATTCCGCTGTTTACTGCCGCAAGCTGTGATGTGGTGAGAAGGTCTTGCTTGCTCGTATCGCTTGGATGTACATGATCCGCGCGAGCGTAATCGGTAGATGTTCCTGCCGCAGCTGTGCCGTCCATTGCAGGAGCGGTGGTTGAGGGGGTAGGAATGTCAGCGGCATCTGGCTTATTTTCAATCGCATCCGCGTTTTCTTTCAGCGCGGCATCAATGGCATCTGAATTATCGTTGAGTTGCCCGATAAGTATCGGATCAGTTGTGTCCGGCTTTATCAAGCCGTAGTTAGTCGTTGTTGTAGGCATACTTTGTCACATCCTCCCATGTGTATTTTGCTACCTCTCCCCACTTATACGCTCCTGCTCCGCCCCAAGTTCTGAGTGTTCGGAGCGTCATATCATTGAGCTGTGTGTTGATAGCGATTATTTCCTTATCAGCCGGAGTATCGCCGCTGCTGACGGTTTCCGACATAAACGTCCTGCGTGTGATAGCACCCTTGAAGCTTCCTATCTGAATTTCCATAGTCTTTTGAGCGACTGCATCAAAGCGTTTGCTGATGATCTCAAGATTTGAGTAGTAGATGTCAAGGTCGCTATGATATACCGTTATCTTATCGCCTACCTCAAAGCTGTCGAGATCTATATACTGCTTGTACTTTTCAAGATCTGATAGGTTGGCAAAGCGCACTGTAATGTTGATTTTTGACTGCTTGTGCTCATCGAAATACGCATTGGCGTCCGCGTGGAACTGCTGCACATTTTCCGTTTCGTAATTAAATCGTGCATATCCGTAGATGTGATGCGGTATATCCTGTGTTGGAATATCAGGATTGCTGATCGTGTAGGTGTTTCCGAAGTTGTCCTCAGCTTTAAGTATCGTGATGAGCTGTGAATCGTCTTCCTCGAATTCGATTTCCGTCATGTTGTACGAATACATTATTACGCCGGATTTTCGGCAGTTTTCCATTTCGGTATTTATCGAAAAATAATTACCATGCCGGTATAGCCTGCCGCCCCACCGATTGACAAACGCCTGATCTACGCCAAGCAGTGCAGATACTAAATTGCAATTCTGATAGTACGCAGTTGCTGTCTTGACGATGTCTGAAGAGTACGTGAAATCGTTTGAAAAGCTGCCGTACCAACCGTGAGAGAAAAGCCAGTCCAGCGCTGCTTGCCCTTTTAGTCCAGTGGGACGGCAGTCCTGTATAAGATAGCGCGTAAGATCATAGTAACGTTGCTGCGCTATCGCTGTGATACGATAGTTGCCGTCACTATCCATTTTTCGCGTTACCTGACGGACTCGAAATTCCTCGTTGATAAGCTCGCCGTGATAGTGTATAGGTATCTTTACTTGCGCTTGCTTCTTCAAGTATGTATACTTTTCATATTGATCGCAGTATGTCTCGAATGTCGCTTCATACGTTCCGTTTTCCTCGTGGTATACTTCGCAACTGATTGGTTCGAGGATAGCGTAACCGTTGCCAGACATCTGCTTGTCGCGGCTGTCGTATACGTGTATCATCGGACGCGGAGGCTGAACGTACATCGGTATCTCTACTGGCTGCATCCCCGGAATCAGAGGCGAGTAAATCATTCCGTTATTTGTAACGCCATCAACGCGCCAGAGAATGTCAGGATAGCCAGTCGCGAAGAGTTCCGGGACAACTGCCGGCATATCCTCCGTGAGCAGATGCGGCTCTGCGGCGTGAAATTCTCCGCGCTCATAGATGACTTTGCAATACTGTTCGACAATATATTCATATGTGCCGATAAACTGCCCATACTCGTCAGTCTTAATGGCTGACTGATAGTCCTTATATATAGCACTATTATTTCCCAGTATTATATATAAGTCTGCAACTTGCAAGCCGTTATTAGCCGGTATGTTCATAGACAGCTGTGGGGCATCGAGCATTGACCTATCGAACTCCATATTGTTTCGTGTAAACAGTATGCTGTTATCAGTCGGATCGCAAATAAATATCTGAGCCTGATTCGGCGTTAGAGTGCTTGTACTGTAATGCAGTTCGTGATTTTCGTCTTGAAATCCTACTAAAAAAGAAACGCCGAAACGTAATGCACCTGCAATTGGCAACCGAAAACGTAGTATACCATATTTGCCAGAGTTACCAGTATCAGTAATTGTTAGAATGTCCTCCGTTGTTGAGTAAGTGCCCATAATAGGCGTTAAGAAGCTATCTGTATACTGTCTCATGAGCTATCCCTCGCTACTGGCAAGCCCTGATTATACAAGTATGTGGTATCGCTCAATTGTGCCGTTGTCGCGCCTATCCAGTTAGTACCTGTAATGGCACATTTATCAGAATTGTAAATACATCTGTAAATATGTCCGCTACCAAAAGATATAGGTACATTGCATTCCACGTTAAATACGAAATTGCCGAGCAGATTAGCTGTGGAATTAGTCCAGCTTGATGCGCTTGTCTGTATTTTCCCTGAATACCAACAAAGAAAAGCCCTAAGACCTCCATATAACGAACCTGCTTGTATATCGAAATTGATATTACATTCTGAATATTCAAGGGTTGAATTGAATTCAAATGCGTATTCTCCTGCACAAATGCTTTTTATGTTCATAGATGTACCTATTATGTCGCTTTTGCCAGCGTATTTTATAAAACCGCCCTTTCCTGCTGAATCCTGTCTATAAGAAAACACGCAATTTTTGATAGTATAGTGCCCAGAAGAAGACGTTCTGCCGCTACTGAACACTGCACCATCGTAAGCATTAGAAGATGCAGGATGGAATAATTCTGCATCTGTAAACTCAAACTCTTCGAGGTCAATTTTTGCTCCACTTATTTTAAAGGCTATCTTCGCACGGCTTACGAAATTCCGCCACTTGACCTTATACAGCCTTATGTTGCTCTTGATCTCGATTGGATCAGTGAAGCCTGACGGATTAATCTCGTTAAAGTTGACCTCCGCGTTGTTCCACTCCACATACGTGCTTGTGGAAACGTTACAGACACTGAGAAATTCAGCCCACGTTGTTACTATATAAGGGCTTTCCTGTGTTCCTGAACCTGTCATATTATAGCCACCTTTCGTTTATAGTAACTTTGGCGCTTGATACATCTGTACCGGAGTACCTGATGTAGTTCACGCCAGTGTGCAGTAGCGGCAGGTCGAGGCTACTATAATTCATGATGTTCACCATGTCTCCCTCCGTGTCGTAGTAGTATATCAGGTAGAGATTGCAGTCTACGTATACCGTGAAGCCATTAGTCAGCACCGCATTCGGCAAGCCTACAATCAGTTCAGCGCCGTTGACGTTTATAGTCACGTTTGATGCCGGAGTAGTCGGAGACAAACTTCCGCTGCCGCCTCCCCCGGCTAATTCTCGCGCCAGATCAAGTATCATACTTGCATCGACTACTGTAAGGCGTTCATCGTTGTTCATATCGGCTGCCTCGAACTGCTCTGGCGTAAATGTCGGTTCAAGTCCGGCATTGATACGTTCGACTTCGCTTAGTACCAGAGTTGCATCAACGTTTGTGATCCTGCCGTCAAAGTTCACATCACCCTTGAGTATCGGATGTTCGTCTGGCGTGATCTGGATCTCGAAAATCGGCGCGGAGTATATACTTGATGTGTTGTTGATTTCGGTATACGTTGTACCGATTTCTGCAACCGTAGGCTCGACCGCATAAGCAAAGGGATAGCAGTCGAATGTTATCGGCAATTCTGCCATGTCAAGCGCTACGCCCTGAGGGATAAGCGGCTCAACACGCACGTTCATATACTCGTTAAGATTTGTTGATAGTATAAGTCGTCCTTCTCCGGTAAGAGCGCTGTATATCTGACGTATCTTGCTTGCATCCGATATTACTGCGTTTATTGTCAGCGGTTGATTGCTGTACGTACCGTTAGGATTCTTGATGATTTCCGGTCTGCCGGGAATGTTGATTTCCTCGACTTGCTCCGCCCATGAGGGGCGGAAGGGAGTTGATGTGATTATAAGTCCTAAATCACGGCTATCTATGCCGTTAAATGTAAAGTAACTCATACTGTTTTCACACCCTTTCCGTAATTACTGCTCTGTGAAAGCTTTCCAAGCTGTTCTGATAGTCTTCTGACATCATAGTCATTGCTTACATTTGCTGTTACATAGAAATACTGATAGTATTTGTTTTCTGTACCTCCGCCGACAGGAGTATTTGTTGCTGACCTGCTCAGTGGCGTTATCTTGATACCGCCGTTCATCACTTCAAGCAATTCAGGACCTGCCTCTGCAATGAGGCTCTGCTTACCTGCTCCGATATAGTTTCCAGTAGCACTTTTAGTTATACCGTGAGATCCAAGTGTATAGCTGCCGCTTGCATAGTATTGAGCGTCTGATGCACTGTTTATGTTGTGCGGGATAAGGTCATTATTTTCGTAGAGATACTGATTGGCGTAAGCTGCAAAGTGCTCGCCGTACAGCTCTCCGATAGTCATACCTTTGTCTATTGCCCACTGCACCATTTTGGAGTCATCAGGATAGAATTCGTTAAGTGCTTTCTGCACTTCGGCGGTAAACTTACTATCGTATTCGTTTCCGACTTTATAGCCTGCTTCCTCTGCCCATGCAAGCAGTCCTCTGATGTCGTGTCCGCCTTCAATCTGCTGACGTATCACGCCCTCGAAGTCCATATTTTTGCCGAACACGTCCGTGATCCTGATACCTGATGACCGTGCCCATTCGGTAAGTGCGGTTATATCATACCCTTTGTCTATCTGACTCTGGACAACCTTTCCGAAGTCCTTCTTGAAAATGTCGCCGACCTTCACGCCGGAAGTCTTTGCCCATTTTGACAGACTCGATATATCATACCCTTTGTCTATCATTGCTTGTACACTCTCGGCGAAGTTATCAGCGAAGGTTTTTCCAAGATCTTCACCGGTAAGAGATCCGGCTTCAAACGTCTCCTTCAAAGCGTCGAGCGCTTCATCTACCGCATACTGACTATTGCTTTTTATTGCAAGCTGGAAATCGCCCTTAGACTTTTCTATGAGATTCTGGAAGGCTGCTACCCTTTTTTCAAGATCGGTCTCGTTTTTGAGAGTATACTTATCCGCATCAGTCGGATCATAGAGGATACTGCTCACAGACTTATAGTCGCCGTTCTCGAAAGCTTTTTCTGCTTCATCAAGTCGGGATTGATACTCGATAGCCTTCGTGTAATTGTCCTGGCTAAGATTCATTTGCAGCTTACTCTCAGTACGTTCGGCAAGTGCTTTCTGCCATTCGTTATAAAGATCAAGCCTTATTTTATCTCTATGATCTTTTCCGGCAACAGCAGCAACTATATCTTCGCTCTTAGGATTGATAAGGTCGTTCGCAGTAATGCCAAGTTCGCTTCCATAAAGCATCTCTATTTTCTTAGCGGCTCTTTTTACAGCTTCATCAGCACTGTTATAGTTAGCATATGCCGTTTCGTAGCTTGCACGGGATTCAGCCTGATTTTTGGCATATTCTGCTGACTGCGCCGTGTAGCTGTCAAGGTACGCAGCTGCCTTCTTTTTGGCAATAAGCTTGTCAACTTCTTCGCCCATTTTCTTGTACTGATCTATCTGATTGCCGGTCATTGTATACTCTGTGCCGAGCGCAGTGTTGAGTTCGCCGAGAATGTATTCAGCACGCTTCTTATCAGCTTCCTTGACCTTTCCGGTCGAGTCGGTAAGCTTATCAAGTTCCTTCCAAAGGTCCTCAGTTCGCTTCATCTCGTTGTTTGTCTCAGTTGCGGATGCGTAGAACGCATCATTAAGTTCACTGAGACTGTCGCTGACATCACTGATAGCCTTGCGTTCTTCTGAGAACTCTTCCGCTGCTTCCTCAGCAAACGTTTTCACTTCTTTTTCAGAATCAGCAAATGCTATAAATGCAGTTGCTACCGCTGCTACTCCAAGAGCGACTGCTGTATACGGAGTAGCTGACATAGCAATATTCAGTGCTTTGATACTTTTCACAGCATCATCTATCTTTTTGGCAGTTTTATATGCTGCTATCGCGGATAGTGTACCGATTATGATTGGTTTCATAGTCTGAGCTGCACTTGTTATCTTTGGAACATATTCAGCCGCTAATTGGAGAACTTTTATTCCGGTCTTAAAAAATCCGGAAAGAGTCTTTTCAACGGTCGGAATACTCTTCGTAAGATATTGTACTCCCTTGCGTATCTCAGGATTGAGTTCCTTTGCAAGAGAGATCTTCATGCCGTCAACAGCGCTGTCGAGGAGCACCATATCGCCCTGAAGATTATCAAGCATCGTATGAGACATATTCAGCGCAGTACCGTCGCACTCTTTCAGTGCAGCATTATAATCGCTGAAAGACATACCGCTTTCTTTGGCGGTATCGGACAGACCATTCATGATAGTCTGGAGTGCTGCATAGTGATTAGTACCTGCAAGTGTCTTAGCCATAGCAGCCTGCTGCTGGTCGTTAAGCTCTCCCCATACTCCGGAAACGCCTTCGAGAATACTTGTAAGCGTCTGCATATTGCCTTCTGCATCGTATACATCTACGCCGTATTCTTTCAGTGCAGTCGCGCAACCCTTGGTATCAGTAGCAAGTCGCGTCATTATAGCATTAAGAGCAGTACCAGCTTCGCCGCCTTTGATGCCGGCGTTAGCCATAGTCATAAGCACGGCGGTAGTCTCTTCAACACTGTATCCCATAGACGCAGCGGTTGCAGCACAATTCTTGTACGCCTCACCGAGCATCTCAGTAGTTGTATTGGAATTCGCCATAGCATAGGACATAAGATCAACGAAGTGTGTCGAGTCCTTTGCTGATAATCCAAATGCTGTAAGGTAATCGGTAACTATATCTGATGCCGTGCCGAGTTCCATATTTGAAGCCGCCGCAAGGCTTAGTACGCCGTCAATACCGTTGAGCATATCCTCAGTCTTCCAGCCAGCAAGAGCCATATAGCTGAACGCTTCAGCTGCTTCGGAAGCTGTGTATCTTGTAGTTGCACCCATTTCCTCGGCTTTGGCAGTCAGCTTTTCAAGTTCTGCGGATGTTGCACCGGAGATAGCCGCTACCGAAGACATTCCGCCTTCAAATTCAGCGCCTGTTCTTATAATATCGCCGGTGAAGTCCTTGAACTCCCCTGCCGCCGTCCTGATTCCATCAGCAACAAGATCAGCAAGTGCGCCCTTGAGGACGGTGAAGCCGCCTTTTGCAGCGTTGTCCGCTTGCTTTCCAGCGCCTTCTGTCTTATCACCGAGGTCTTTTACTTCTCCTGCGGTATTACCTGATTCTTTGCCAAACTCTTGAACTTTGGTATTTGCGTTTTGCAATTCAGCTTCGTACTTTTTAACTGCGGAACGTGCATATTCGACTTCACGCTGAAATGCACGATACTGTTCTTCATCGATCTTTTCTTCTTTGAATTGCTTATTTACCTGCTCCTGAGCCTCTTCGAGGAAATTCAGTTTTTTCTTGCTTTCATCAAGAGCAGTTGAAAGGACTTTCTGCTTCTGAGCCCACAGCTGCGCGGATTCGCCGGCACTGTCCATTGTTCTCTTGATCTCGCGTAATTCGGAAGCTGCTTTTTTGCCTTCCCTTTCGACCTCTTTCAGCGCAGTATCAAGTCCCTGATAGTCAGCGCCTATCTGGATCTGCAATCCTTTTATTTTCTTGTTCGCCATTGCTTCACCTCATTCTGCTTCTGAGTTTTTCTCTGTCCGGCTCAGTCTGACTGTGGTTATAGGCACTCTTCAGGTACTCTATTCCTGATTCGGTTTTCTCGCAGTTCCATATGATCGTATCATGCAGATAGCCCCAATACTCGAACAGTTCAAGATCCCATACTTGGAGGAAATTCAATCCGGTATAGTCGGAAACTATCTTTATATCACTGGAACAATTTTCGTACCCATATGCCTTATCACCTGTTTCTTCCGGGCAATAAGGCGTTATGAGTTTGGGTTGGACGCTCTTTCGTTCTCGATCCACACTGGAAGCTCACGCATAAAGCGTTTGAGGTCGTCAGTCGTGAAGTTGTCGATGACATATTCTTTATCTATGGCGACACTCTCATCGTTTCTGTTGCAGATCTCGGCAACCGCTCCGAATAACTGTTCATCATTCTTGACTGTTCTGAGTCCTTTGTAGTACATACGCAGTGTAGGCGGCTTTATGTTAAGCTCTGTGCCATTATCGAGTTTGAATTCAAATCTTCTCATTCTTGATCCTCCTTATACAAAGAAAGGCGAGCCGAAGCCCGCCTGTCTGATTATGTTGCACTTGTTACTGTTACGATACAGGTATCGGTATACGTTGTACCGCCTGATGTCATAGATGCTGTGATCGCTGCCGTACCAGCTGCGACACCTGTTACAGTACCGTTGCTTACAGTAGCTTCACTTGTATTGTCAGACGACCATGTTACAGTCTGACCGGAAGGAGCAGTTGAAGCAGTCAGAGAAACTGTCTCGCCAACTGCGATCGTTGCTGTTTTCTGATTGAGAGAAACGCCGGTTACGCTGTCTTCATCCATGACGATAAGTCTGCCGTCGTTAAAAGGTTCAGCTGTAACATTCGGTGTGATAGTTGTTTCCTGTCCGGGCTTGTAAGCTGCCGCGAAGCCGTTGACATTTTTGCCGATGAAGGTATAACGCACATCGCCCTTGATGCCGTCCTTATGCACTGCACGAACGAGATAGACCTTATCGTTTTTATTTGCAATACCGCCGATAAGAGTGCGGCGCTTGCCGCCGACTATCGTTGCGGATGCAGTAGGTACAAGCTTTGTGATCGTGTCGCCGTTCCACGTGATAAGTCCGAACGAGATGGTTGCGCTGTCATCTGTCGGCTCATTACGGGCAGCCTTACCGTCATCAGACTTAGCATTGTAGTATGTAGTCACGTAGGTGATCTCGCCGCCGTCCTTAGTTCTGCCGATATGATTTTCTTCGGTCTCGATGACATTATCCGCCGGAATATCAGCTATTGCATTTCCGGTGAATTCGACCATAAAAATATCGACTGAACCCATTGCGATTCTGTCTTTTTCCTGTCTCATTATTATTCCTCCTCTATGTATTGGATAGTATCGAAAGAAAATGCTGTCATAAACATTTTCTCGTCACTCAGGTATGTGTCAACTGTTTTTTCGATCTCCCGATCTCTGAAAAGATTCTCCAGCTGTCTTTCAAGTGACGGCTGTTTCTTTTCGGTGTAAAGTTCGATATTGATCGTCACATCTCGGTAAAGATTGTAGTTATCCGCTCCCCTGATCTCTGTACCAGCCTCGTAATAGACTGCAAACGGCAGGTTCTGAGGCTTCTTGAAGCACATATATGCTACCGGTATACCGAGTGTGTCAAGCTTCCTTTTGATTTCAGCGAGTTCCATTCGTTAATTCCTCCAGCAGCTTATCTACTTTCTTTTCAGCGTGTTCATTTGCTATTCCGATATGAGGCAGCGCCTTGGCTCTGCCTACACCGCTTCTTGTAGCGTGTCCGTTTTCAAGCAGATGTGTCAATCGGCTATTCTTGCCCTTTACATGAACTGTAACGACTATTTTTCCGCGTTCCTTATCTACTCGATAAGTCCAGTTACGGCGGTATGCGCCCTTCGGAGTATTCTTGTTATTGCCCTTGTATACCGGTGCGAGTTTCTTGACTTCATCGACTGCTTCTTCACCGATCTTGATAATTCCCTGCTCCAATTCCTGCTTTACATCATCTGTAAACTCTTCGCAGGCGCTTACAAGAGCCGCCACAAGCGCTTCCGGAGTTGCTATGATCTGATTATGTCCTTTTCCCACTACCGCGCACCTTCATTTCTGACTTCTGCCCGTATAACTATCTGACGGTGCTGTTCATTCACATCATCAATATGCTTGATGTCGTAGTACCGACCGTTATACAGTATTCTCAGTTCTGACGACAGCTTTCCGGCAATAATACGCGAATAACGTATCTTGAAAACATAGTCCTTCTCAGAATTGACCTGTGCAGCAGCATAATACTCCTGACTCTTTGCTGTGGTTATTTCAGCCCACGGTCTTAAAAGAGTTGTCCACTCCGGAGTATCGTTACCGATGTCATCCTGTGCTTCTGTGAAGGATTGTATCTCGATCTTTTTGTTATATGCCATAATGTCACCTCAGATGATTTACAGCATACAAGCTGAGAATTGTCTTGGCTGTCGGCGAAAGCTGTCTGTGAGAGCTTATGGTATAGTCGCGGTTCGTGAACATATCATTTACCAGCACGCAGAAAGCTGTTGCAAGATCATCGTGCTCATCTAACTGTTCTTCGGTAAGTCCGGTATATCCTTTGATATATGCTTTTGCGGCAGGCATGAGAAGATCTTCGACAATATTGTCACTGTCATCATCTGAAATGCCGGTAAAATCCTTTACCATTGCCGCTGTAAGTTCGCTTATCTTCATACTCATGCCGCCTTTCTCGGTGTATCAAGCGGACAAGCTGAGCCTGTCCGCTATTACTTCATTAGCCTCCTGACTTGATCTTGAGCACTGCAAGCTTCTGCTCATCGGTAACCTTGGAGTCAAACTCGAACCAAGCATCAATTCCGACAGCGTGCTGAGTGTGATATGCTTCACGAAGGATCTCGATGCCGATGTCTTCACGGAAGTTTACAGAGAGTCCGCTGTAATCGCCGTAAAGAACTGCGAGCTTGTTGGCTGCAATGTCGTCCATATTATCTGAGATGTAAACAGGCTTGCCAAGTATTCTATAAGGGAATTCGGACGAAGCATCAGGCTGGAGGATTGGACGGTTTTCACCGTCTTTCAGCTGCTTAACGGCTGTGAATGTGGTGTTGTTCATTGTCCAGCAAGCGTTCTTCTGATATACTCTCTTTACAGCTGCCTGAAGTGCTATAAGGTCGTCAAGCGCAATGGCGCCTGCCGAACCTGTTGTTACAACGTTTGTTGTCTTGACAGCACCCTCAGCAGCGCTTGAACCTGATCCCTTGAGGAGTTCTCCTTCAAGGAACTGAGCGACCTTCTCGGCTATCTTCTTGATAACGAACTGTGTAACGTTGACCGCAGAGCTGTTGATTACACTCTTTCCTACCAGTACAAGAGCGCCGGCAAGGTAACCGCCGAGATCTACGGACGCAAACTTACCACTGTCAGCAGTAAGAGGTGTGAACTCTGTTGCATAAGCTACTGTTACATCGTGAGTGCTGTTCGCCTTTGTCCACTTCGGAATTTTGAGAGTACCTTTCTCATGATATACCTCAGCGCCGGCAAGGATAGGACAGATGTCTACTACCTCATCAATAATACGCTTTGCAATTGATGTAGGTACTGTCGATGCACCGTTGGTCCAGTCGATGTTCTGCTCGCCTGCTCTCATCTCAGTTATCTTTCCGGTGATAAAGTCGGCGAACGCTCTCTCTTCGACCTGCTCCTGAGTGAGCTGCTCGCCCTTAGGAGCTTTCTCAGGTACCTTGAGATCTGAGATACCCTTTGCTCTCTCCTCAGCTTTGATAGTAGCATCAAGCTGCTTGATCTCAGCTTCGGTTTCGTCAAACTTCTTTGTCTCCTCATCGGTAAATGCTCTGTTCTCGGTCTTGACCGCTTCCAGCATGGAATTGAGGAGAGCCACAAGTCCGGCTCTTCTTTCGATAAGATTTTTCATTATTTTTCCTCCATTTCGTTATTTGGATATAAAAATAGCGCCTGCGACCGACATTCTTGTCGGTCACAAACGCTTTTTAACGTATTAGGTGTGCAGTTGACTGCACAAATGGGTATAAAAATAGCACCTATTCGGTGCTATTATCAGTATTTGGGCATAAGAAAACCGCCTATATTAAGTAGACGGTAATCTGTTTTTATTCTGTTCAATAAGGTCATAGATGTAATCGGGAAGAGTACCGTTTTTCCACTGTTCACGGTGCTCAATGAGTGTTCTATGATTGCAGCCTAATTTATCGGGATATTCTTTCTGAAATCCATCATTAAACCAACCGCAAACAGGACAAAGATCGTAATCGTCTCGTTCCTCGAAATAAAATTGCCCACAAACAGGACATTTCAATTCCTCGTCCATTATTTTACCCCCTCTTTCCCTTTCCAGTAATTAAAATAATCAATTCCTTCCGTTGGCTTAAATAAAGTTCTAAGACCTTTATTCACATCTGCCTTTACATAGTCATTTTTCTTGACATCATAACGGCAGATAAAGCCTTCTTTAGTTTTATAACCAAGAATCTTTTTACCGTCAGCAGCACTTTCGGCAAGTTCAACACCACGCTTTTCATAATGCTCTTTGGTTGTTATTCCATCAGACTTATATTCCCCGGCGTGTGTTCTGCCGTTCTGCCAGTGATTATTCAACTTCTGCTTATTCGGAAAGCCTTTGACTTGAAGTTCGTTTTTACCTGTTGCAGACACATCTTCTGGTCTTATTATATCACTTTTAGCCGATTTGTCAACACTTTTCTTAGGTTTCGCTCCGCCGTTACTGTAAAGGCGTGGGATTTTGCCTCCTGCTCCGCTGGAAGAACCTCCGCCTTCATCACCGATCAGGATATGCCGTCCATTTCTGGTGATCCATCCGCGAAGTTCAATTGCCCTTCACTCATAATCGAGCATTTTCAGCCTGTTCTCATACTCGGTATAGTCAGGTTTGTTCTCGATATAAAG